GGTACATAAGGAGCGTAAACAGCACCAGTCTCTAAGAAGTTGTTACCTCTATAACCCATCAAGATTTCGTTAGAAGTCATGTAAGGGTTTTTGTAAACTGTGTATCTATTGCTCATAGAACCTACTGAAGTTACACCAGCTGCGAATTGTAAAGCGTCTTTATCAGCGTTTACAACGAAACCAGGGATTGATTCTAAAATAGTACAAACATCAGGAGATGCAACGATAAAGTTAGCACCACCTCTTAATGTTAATTGATGAATCTTGTTAGAAACTTTGTTCAATTTAACACCTAAAGTCTGGAACCATGCATTCTTAGTGTATGCGTTAGAAGAACCACCGATGTTAGACCAAGTACCTTGTACATATTCCTCACCTACAGTTGTAGACCAGTATTCAGTAGTCAAAGCGTTTGATTTTAACATATCTAAGATTTCTAAATCAATCTCTAAAGAGATATAATCAGATAACATAGAAGTTAATTCAGCTTCAGCATCGATTGAATGGTATGCATTCAAATCTTGCGCTAATTCAGGAGTCCATACTGCTTTCAACTTACGAGTCTTAGCAACGATAGCCTCTGATTTCAATTCAAGATCGATTTCAGGAATATCTAATGCAGTTGTTGTGTTACCAGCAGAGTTTAAAGTTGAATCTTCGAAATCACCTCTATCATAAGCTACAGGAACTTCAGAGTAAACAACAGTTGAAGTTGCACCATGGAAGTTGTTAGAAGCAGAGATAAATAATACTACGTTGTTACCAGATACATAGTTGAATTGACCGATAGTTGATACTAAAGTACCAGCTGCGATTGCATCAACTTGGAATGAACGAACTGCTTCAGCATCAGTTGTTGCTGGTAATTCGTTTGCACCACCTGCTTTAGAAACTGTTACTTTAACAATTTGTCCAGCAGCTGCAGATGCAGATAATTCTGAATCAAATCCTACATCAGCCCAAGAAGCTGTTGCGAATGTTGAAGTTAATGAAGCTGCTTTTGCATCATTTACTGAATAACCATAACGGCCTTCACCATAAAGTCCACCTTCAGCTGCGTTAGTTCTACCGAAGTTAGAAGCTGAACCAGTTACGTTAGTACCACCGAAAAGTGATTTACCAGCGAACTGTCCGTTTCCACCTTGAGAAGAACCATATTTGAAGTCTAAGAAGAAAATAAGACCTGAAGGTAAGTTCATTGGTTGTACACTAACGAACTCTTTAGATGCGATTTCTCCGAAGATTCTTCTTACTAATGGTAAAGCAACGCCTGACCATTCTTCAGAACCTGCTGAAGTACCAGTTTGAGTTGCCTCATCAAGCAATTGTTTTGCTTGGTTTTCCAACAATACAGCCATGCTGTGTTGGTCTCTTTCTTTCATACCTTCTAAAAGGCCAGTCTTGTCCCATTTAGCTTTCAATTGACGTGTTTCAGCCAACATTACTGCTTGTGGGTTCTTGCCTTCCATAAGTTTACTTAAATCGAAATTTGCCATTTTATTTAATTTTTTTATGGATTGTTTATTTTATGATACCAGCTAATTGCTTAAAGCGATTTGCTAATTCATTACTTTCAGAAATAATTTCTTTCTTAGGAGCTGTTGAAGCTTGTACTTTAGAAGCGAACCCTTCGGTTACTGTCTTCTTAGCTGCAACTTTTCTTTCAGTTCCAGTGAATTTCATTGATTCAGATAGTGTAGCGTAAACTAATTTTACTTCTCTTACAGAAGTTGTTCTGTCTAAATTCTCAACAACTTTAACTTTTTGTTCGTTAGTTAAGTTATAACCTCTGAACAATTTGTTAGCGTATAATAATTTAGCGTTTAAAAGGTTTACTTCGTTGATAGTTCCTTTTAAAGATTTGATAACATTGATTGCTTCTTTCAATTCAGCTTGTAGTTTAACTACTTCAGCTTTGATTTCTTCAGAATCTTCATGTTCTTCTTCTTCAATTTTTTCTTCATCATCTCCGTATCCCATTTCTCTTAGAATTTCGTCTAAGTCGATGTCATCTTCAGCAGGTGCTTCTTCTTCAGTTGCAACAGCTGGTTCTTCAGCTGGAGCTTCCATTTCTTCTTCACCTTCCATCGCTGGTTCTTCAATGTGAGCTTCCTCACCTTCTTCACCTGCAATTTGAGCTTCCAACTCTCTGATGATAGATTCTAAATCTAACTCATCTTCGTCAGTTGCCATTTCATCTTCACCTTCCATAGCTGGTTCTTCTGCAGGAATTTCTTCTTCTGCACCGAACTCATCTTCGCTTTCAGTAAGGTCTTTAACTTTATCGTAGTCTTCTAATTCTTCACCTTCTGGAGAAGTTTCTTTAGAAATACCACTTAGGTCAGTTTGTGCTGAATTTGCTTTATCTGCCGGTTGTTTGTTATCACCAGTACCAATTCCAGTAGAGATATCATTATCTTCATTCACATCTGCTTCTTCTTCTTCACCTTCCATTTCAGCGGTTAGTTTCTTAGAAAGAATAGATTGTAAACGAGGAGTAAATGCTTCTTCTAATGCGATTTTAGCGTTAGCGATAGCAGTTTCACGTACAGCTTTAGCATCAGCAATTGCTTCTTTCAACAATTTTGAACTTGCCATTTGTTTCCTTATTTTATCGGATTTCTGAAGTCATTGTATTTTGTGGACTTCAATAGAATTTTTTAATTGGCGTTTTGGTCACTACACATAAAGGTGAGTATTCATTACCAATGTAAAAACGCATATAAAATGCGTTATTGTATCAATAAATATGTAAAAGTTTAGGAAAACGTAATTTTTCTAAAAAAATCTTTAGAAAAGATAAATAAAATCAGTATGCTTATCTGATTTAAGCTTTTGGCGGATACGCTCATCTGAACAACCAAAGTGATTGGCTGCCTCTAGGATTGAATAAAATTGAACACCTTCGCATTCTATAATTGGAAGTTGTAATTGTATCTTTGAATGAGTTTGTTCATCAAACATATCATCATAACTAATATCATTACGATTTACTTTTTTCCAATGGCGATATACAGGATTATTTGATTCAAAATAATTTCTTGCATCAGATTCGGATATTCCTAATTTATCTGATACTTGCTTTGGATTCTCAAAAGGAATTCCATCAACTTCGTATTTAATTTGTGGTTTTGTTTCTTCACCAATAATTTGCCATTCTTTGTATTTGGATTTAGTTGAACGGCATCTTCTCTCAACTTCGGTAGCTACTAATGTATTTGGGTCTATTGAAATAGCTGCTTCTCTAAATGATTTGTATTTCACACCATTTACCACACATTGATATGTTCCATCAAATTCAATATCTTCTGCAGCAATGTCAGGGTTTCCTTTTACGAATACTAATATGTTTTGATGAACCGATGCTACCTTACGATTTCTTTTAAAATATGTATCAACCACTCTAGCAGCCTGATGTTGTGAGTTAAATAGAATCATATCGTTGTAGAAGTGTAGTCCAGCTTCCTCACATGCTTGAATAGTTTTAGATACTAACCCTCTATACTTTCCTATTTTGTAATTTCCAGTTAGGGATTGTTCTCTCACTTCCGATACAACTATTGCAAAAAATCTATTGTTCTTCAACTTTTTTGCAGCCTTTCCTAAGATACTGAAATATTTCTCATCAAACTTATTATCTTCCATAGTTGATATGTCCAACGGATTATCACTATAAACTTCTAAATCATAATAAGGTGGACAAGTAAAAACAAAATCGTATTGCTCATCGTTAAGTGAGTTTAATACAACATCACTATCACCTATCATCCAAATTGGTTTAGTTGATTGTAATCTATTTGCTTTAATTTGTTCCTCTGATAAATCTATTCCATTGTATTGAAATCCCATTTCGGTTGCTACAATACCCCTAACACTTCCACCTGCAAATGGGTCTAATATCTTACCTTCCTTTGGAGTAAACCATTTGTACATATTCTCACAAAGGGTTGCATCAAATATTGAAATTGTATTATCTTCCCAGAAACGGGCTCTACTTTCGGCATCTTCTCTACCCAATTCCGATTGAATATTGTAGGTTTGTATCCAGTACCTTTTACGGTCCTGCCATTCTTTAGTTCGAGTATCTAAAATTGAGAAAGGCTTAATCATATACAAATATACGAAAAAAGCTTGGAATAACCAAGCTTTTATCAAAAAATATTTTATTTTTTTATTTTTTATTCACCTTCATATTCCGCATCAGCGTATAATCCAGTAATGTACTTATCTTCAATTGCAGCTAAGTTTCTTCTATATGATGCTAATTGTTCAGTACCTTTTTTCAAATCTTGCAACATCTTTTCTTTTTTATTTAATTCCTTTTCTGCAAAATACTTAGTAGCCATTGCTTTTTGTGCTGCTTCTAATTCATTAACTTTCTTCTGTACTGCCATATACTTTACATACATTTTTGGTACTCTACTAGCTTCATTTACCTTTCCTTCAGGTACACAATTTGGAACTTGCCTACCCCCTTTATCTTTCATACCAACTTGTTTATATCCTTTCCAACAAGGAGATGCTTCATTTACTTCTCTTATTTTATCACCTACCATTCTACCTTTCCAAAAATTAAGAATACCCATATTAACTACAATACCTTTTTTAATTGCTTCTCTTTGTTTTGAATCTTTTGTTAAATTCAATCTAGCCATTAAATCTTTAATAGTTTTTTCCATATTTTTAACCAAATCCATATCACTTGCTTCAGTTACAATACCTTCGTTTGTTCCGTATTCGTGATAGTTAGATGATGCTTGAGAAATTAAGTTTTCTGCTTTAGCTATATGGTCTTGAATCCAAGCTGGGATTTGTTTTTCATCCTCACCCATTTTAGCTTTCAATTCAGTTGCCATCTTAATAATGGTATCTATTGAATTATTTGCCATAGAAACTTCGTGGTCTTCACCTTCACCTTCTTTAATGAATGCTGTTGCGAATGGATTTGAAATTACTTTACCCATTTCAAATTTACCAAATGCTTTTTGTGATACCAATCCACCTAAACTAATCATATTATTTCTTTTTATTACCTAATCTTTCATGCATTGTATCAGTACTGATATCTGCAATCTCATAGTAACGATTTAAGATGTGACCCATATCTTCATATAAAGAATGTAATCTTTCATCCATTGCTTTTGCTTCCATAGCGAATTTATCGAATGATTTACCCATTTTATCTAATTCCTGCATATTTCTTTTTACAGTCACCGCATCGAACCAATCACCACTCTCTCTTAGGGTCATTTCTTTTGCAGCCTCAACAATAGCACCTAATGTATTTGCAACCTCTGTCATATCAGATTGTCTTTTCATTTGGTCTTGGAAAGTGTTGTAAGTGGAAATTATTTCTAAGAAATGTTTTTTAACTTCGTTTGATAGTTTTCTATCTTCTAAGTTTTCAGCTAAGCTGAATTTACCATTTACTATCTTTACTTCTTTCAAGTTAGTTTTACGGATATCATTGTATGCTTTAGATACAGTAGTTCCTTTTGGTGCATCAACTTTTAAGGTTATCTTATTGTTGTGTACATAATCGTATATGTCGAAATTCTTTGCCATTATTATGCTATTTCAGTTATTATTTCTCTCATTAAATCCTGTGCTTTGCAGTACTCACCACAAACATCAGTTCCTATTTGTTGTAAACCTCTATTAACAGATTCGTTTACAGGCACCATAAATGCACCATGTGTAGATGGGTTTGATACAAAATCCCAACCAATCAATTCAAAGTCATCCTGTACCTTTACTTTACCTTCTCCGATATTAGTTACCGAACCCATACCTCTTGATGAGATACCTAATAGGATACCAGCCTTTAATAATTCTTTTAAGATATTACCAGATGGAGTTGGTAGAATTTCTACTGTACCACAAAGGTCATCCCCTTCCCAATGGATTTCTCTTACGTTATGAGATACGTTCTTTAAATTAATTACAGTCGAGTCAGGGTGGTCTAATTCACCTAATGCTCTACGTTCTTTAATTAGTACTTCGTATTTCTTAGCTTCTCTCATTAAGATTTCTCTAGGATATACTCTACCATTTTGGTTTTCCGCAGATGCTCTTTGTAGAACTCCTTTTACTAGTGTCCTTCCTCCTTCATCTTCTTTTACCTTACCTTCGAAAAGGTTTGTTTCTATTAATAATGATTTCATTCTTATTTTAATTCTTAATGTTTAAGTAAATCATTTATTACTTTATCAAATAATCTACTACTATTTGTATTACCAGCTCCACTAAATCCTTTTTCTTTTTGCAAATAAGCAATAACTTTATTTCTTAAAAGCTTTTCAACATCATTATTTTGAATGATTTTTTTAACAGCTGTTTTAACATCTTCAAGTTCAGGAAATTCATTTCCTTCAGCATCTCTTGCCTCATCTATGGATTCCATTTTGCTTCTGATTTTAGAAGTAATAGAACCTAATTGAGATTTATCAATACCCAAACTATCAACTACTTGTGCTACTAATTGTAATTTTTGTGTATTATTTAATTTAGCGTTTTGTATTTGCTGAATAGCCATTACCAATTTATTTTTAACATTAGATGGTATAGTTGCATTTGGTAATTCTGCTGCTACTGCTTCATTTTTAGCTGCTCTTAAATCTGCTAAATCATCTCCTTCGATATCACCATCCTTATCAACATCTAATTTATGTTGGTCACCAGTTAGTTCTTCGTTTTTTTCACCCTTACCATTCCAAGCAGTATCAATTTTGTTAAAGAATGCTTTCTTTTCATCATCATTCATATCGTTGATACCTTTACCAGCTTTATCTAATGCTTTTTGAAAGAATGCCTGATATTCAGATTCCTCTGTCATTACTTCTTTAACTAATTCCTTCAATCTTTCTTTAGTGATTTTCATATTTTCTTTTTTGTTTGGTAGACCTTTATGTGATGTAGATGCGTAATCTTTAGCATCTTTATTAGTCATAGAATCTGCTGCTTTTTCAACTTCTTTAGATGGTGCTTCCATGTCTCCTTTTTGTACTGCATGAACCATACCCATAAATCGTTGTTGTGCTTTAGATTGTGCCGGCATATTATAAAGTTCTAATTTTTTCCGAAAGATTCATTAATCTCTCTTTTATTTTATGTAAACTTTTATGTGTTCTTTTATAGTAATCATCCTTTGTAACACCATTCTCAGTCTTTAACTTTGAATACCAATTAACGAATTTTTCAACTTCTCCTAATTGTTGTTTAATAGATGTTATACCTTTACCTATTTTAGCTTTTGCAGAACCATCTTCTCTTTTTAATGCTACCCAACGATTTTCAGCCATCATCATACCACTAACATCTGCAATCTCTGCACCGGGTTCTTTTTTTGCTGCCGTTGGTTTCATTGGTAGAGCTTCATCTCTACTAGCAGGTACATCACCCAATGCCCAATCTTTTTCACCTTCTCCTACAATTGTACCACCAGATATTTTGGCTAATTTTGCATTTTTACCGGCAACATCAGATGGTTTTGAAAATGGTGCACCAGCACTACTTGTTATACCTTCTTCCAAATCATCAACAACAGTACCACCAGTTACACTAGCTAATCTATTGTTTTTCTTTTTGGTTTGACCTGGCTTTGAGAATGCGGCTGGGGTATCGTACCCTGCAACTGCACCAGTTCCAGTCATTTCTTCCAATTCTTTTTCAGATTGGATTTCTTTAACAATAGTTCTAATTATTTCTCTTAATCTAGCTTCCATTATTTTAATTTAGATTTTAATTCTTTGATTAACTCATAAGAAAGCATAATAGATGAAACTTGTCCATCGGTTACTGATTTTCCCATTTTCATTTTTTCTAAAACAGAAATAGTTTCAGATAATTTAATTGTAGTAACTTTATCTTCTACTTTAGATTTGATAGATTTTAGTTCTGCTACTATTTTAGGTAATTCAATACCAACGTAATCTTTAAATTTGGTTGTATTTGTAATATTATTAATATATTCTTTTAATAAATTCTTTTGAGAATCATCTAAGTTTGTATATTTCTTATTAAAAGTTTCTACAAGGATTTTATAAGTAAGTAATCTAAGGTCTTTGTCTTGTTGTTTATAAGTTTCAATCAACTTTTTATCTTCGGTTGGTTGAAGTTTTTGTGAGGGCTTAGATGTAATATTCTCAATTAAAGTAATTTTAGAATTAAAAATATCTTTAATATCATAATTAGATTCTCTTTTAGATTCAAATACTTTATATATAGAAGCTAAAACTTTATAATTAGTTATAGGTGATGATAAGAATTGTTCTATATCAAACTTAGCCGAAACTTCTTTTATAAGATTAAATTTCTCTTTTGATAATTTTAATTGGTTTAATTTAGCATGTGCATCACACACAGTCTCTACCAGTCTATCCGCCTTTGTTTCAGAACTATACTTCTCCTTTAACAAAATATCGTATAGACGTAATTCTTTGTTTAACTCTGTATTTGTTCCAAAGAATTCCCTTACAATATTTTTAGCGTTTTCAGTCTTATCGCCATTTAGAACTTCTAATGTTATTTGTCTTACTAAAAGCTCAAATAACACTCCAGTGTTCTTAAACTTGGAATGTTTAATTTTTTTCATTTAATTACCCTATATTTAATCTTCCTTATAAACTAACACATATAAATATAAACAAATTTTTCTTTATTAAATTTTAGTGTCATCTAATAGGTTTTTTTCATCTAACATATCAGATTTTTCGTTTAAAACATGCTTTTTTGATGAAATTCCGTTTATATATTCTCTTGCAAGCTTTTTTGCGTTTGCATTTAAGTGTCTATCATCTCTCTTTCTTTCTTTCTCATTTTCTTTGTTACCCAATGGGTCTCTGCCATACGGATGTTTATCTTTACCATAAGTGTTTCCCTCTTTTGGTCTCCCAACTCCCCTATTTAATTCAATTTCAGTTTTTAATTTACCAATTTCTTCTTCCACATTTTGTTGTTGTGGTGGATTTGCCGGGTCTTGTCCTTGCTGTTCGATTGATGTATGTCTAAATCTATCTTTAAGGTCTAAGATTACTTTTGCTCTTTCAATATCAACTTCATCTTGCGATAATCCAAATATATTATGATATGACCAATCCGATGATAACATATTAAGTGCTTTTGCATCACTTGCTAATCTTACTTTTTCAGACCATAAATTAACCTTCTCCTGCTCATATATAGTAGAAGCGTTAGTAAGCGTTAATTCAAAATTTGTCATTTCCGAATCTTCTATACCTTGAGATGCTAAGTGTACAATTGCTATTTTAGTTAATTCACTAACAACTGTTCTTTGAATTCTTTCAATAGTTCTTGCGAAACGAACATCTTCCGCAGCTAAGGTAGCTTTACCATTAACGTTCTCATCATATGATAAGTAAGCCTTTGGAACTCTCAATGCTGCAAATAATTTACCCCTTAAGTACTCAATATCTTCAATGGCTGCATATTCTAAACCTTGTAGGTTTTCAATATTTGTACCACTATCACTACCACGAACAGGTAGGAAAAAGTCTTCAGTAAGGTTTTGTATGTTGTATTTTAAGTTGTAATCACCAGTATCCTTATTAACAAATGGAGTTTTCTTCATTTTGTTAATAATCTTTTGCATGTAGTTATCAACTTCTACCGGTGGAATATTACCAATATCAATTTTAAATATTCTTTTTTCAGGTGCTCTCATAATACGATGGATTAACATCGCATCTTCCATAAGAGATAATTGTTTCCAAATTCGTCTAGCCCCTTCTACCATTGATTTACCATAAGGTAGAAAGTTCGTATCAGATAACATACGGAAGTGAGCCATTTCATATTGCTCATACTCCTTTTTACCAAAACGGTCCAACTCTACCTTATACTTAACGTAGTTTTGGTTGTTAGGGTCAGTACCTTCCAATCTCTCTACATTGTAAATTGAATGTGGCATACAATTGATAACTCCTTTACCTTCTGCAATTTCTAATGCTAAGAAAGCATCGCCATATTTTACTAAGTTTCTAACCCAAGGCCATAAGTTGAATTCTATATTCAATACATCATAAAATAGGTTGTGTAATAATTCTCTTACGTTTTCATTTGTAGATTTAATCTGAATTACATCCCCATATTCATTCTTAGTTGTAGATTCATCCGCATATATATCTAATGCAGATGATATAATTGGGTCACTATCCATAGCATCATAATCTCTAAAAAGTTCTCTACGAACTTGATGGTATGCCATTGATTGAGCACCCTGCTGAGTTTCATAATAAGACCTTTGTAACTTTGTATATCTATCTCTAAGATTTACGAAGTTAGTATTATATTGACGGTCTTCAGTATCTACAACTTTTCGTTTACCATCTTTATCAACCGTTACAATCGCATTGGTTGAAAATAGTTTTTTAAGTCTACCAAAGAAATTCCTATCGTCTATTTGTTGTTCTTCTGCCATAATTTATTTTACCATTTTCTACAGCTCCAGTAGTTTGCTTTTGTTCTTGGACCGGGATTATCACAATTCATTCTAGCTCTGAATGATTTTCTAGCAGCTGGATTTGATTTTCTAATCTTCATTCCTTTTTGTCCAAAGTTTACTTTAATTACCTTACCTGTTTTTGGATTCTTAACATATACCTTAAATTTCTTAACATCACCCTGCATTGGTTTACCCAATTTTACTTCTCTACCCTGATATTCTGCTTCGAATACACAAGGACAATTAGCTTCAGTTAGTTCGTTTGAGTATGATTTTAAAAAGTTAATAAAATCATCCATATCTTCTTGCTCAACATCCAATTCATCATAATCATCAATTGGATTATCTTGCGGAGTATCCCCCATAGAATATGCATTATCTACATATTCATCTTCATTTAGGATATTTGTTAATCTAATCATAGAATTTGTATTTTGACATTATATAACATAAATATGGTAATTTATCAAAACCCTACAACCATTGAGTTAAATCTTCCATACTATCCCCAATTTGCATCTTCCATGGATTATCTTCCATATTACTACCACCATATACACCGGAGTGTTGCATGTTTGATGATATACCACCCATAGCCCTTTTAGTTAAATCAATACCTTCTTGCTTTAAACGAAGTGCGGTATCTCTAACCCACAATCCAATACAAAATGCCATTACCAAGTCATCATTATAACTTTTCATAGCTTCAGCCCTACCATTGTTGAATATAAAAGTAAATAACTCATCTATTAAACGATTGGAACGAACAGTCACTGCTTTTTCTCTAAAGTATTCATCTAATTTAGAAATAATAAGGGGTCTAGTCTTAGATGTGGTAGAAAATCCAGCTACCATCTGCCTTTCATCTGCTCGGTATTTGTTTCTCATTTGATTTTCTACATCCACATACTTTAAATCCTTACTCATATAGAATAGGTTTTTGTATGCTCTATCAATCACCTGCTGAATACAAGCCCAACCAATGTTTGCATTCTCTATTACAAGTAGTGCATCATTATATTGTGTGGATAATTCAACTAAGAAGTTTCCAAAATCTTTTGTATCAACCTTACCTTTATATTCGGCTACCTGTGTACAAGTGTTTATTTCCATAACGTGCGCTGCGGAATAATCCGAACCATCTCCTCTAGCTACGTCCGCAATAACCATATAAGAACCATTTGCAGTTGGGTATTCCCATCTCCATAAATTACCATCGAACCCAGTTTTCTCTAATGGTTCTTGGCAAAATGATTCTTTATAGAACATTAATAGTTCCGGTTCAATTACGGTATCACCGGAAGATACGAAGTCACAATCACACTCTTGGGCTGCTTTCTTTGCTCCCAATAGTTTTTCTTGCTCAGCCCTCCAAGCTTCACCTCTTTCAGGGTGTAAAGTCCAATGTAATTTAATTGTATTGAATGGGTTAGTACCTTCTTCTGCGTTTAACCAAGTTTTATGAAACCAGTTACCCACACCATTTGGAGTAGAAAGTGCTATACAAGCTCCACCCGTTGATAAGGTAGATTGAGCTGCCACCCAAATCTCATCGATATCATCAATGAAGGCGGCCTCATCAAATATAAGAAGTGATAAGGCTTCAGAACGTCCTGCATCAGGAGAACTAGCAATAGCCTTAATTTGAGAGCCATTATTTAAACGAAGGGAAAGTTTGTTATCTTCCAAAGAACCTCCTTTAAGCCAGCCGGGAAGTAATTCATGCATTACTCTTACCTTTGTTACTAAGTTCTTTGCAACATCTTGTTTTGTTGCAATAACCAATACATTATAATCTGAATTAAATATCATTTTCCAAAGTGCATATCCAGCCGATAGGGTTGAGATACCAGTTTGACGTGATTTTAAAACTATATTAAATCGATTATCTTTAAATTGTGTTAGAGTTTTTTCCTGAAATGGGAAAAGGTGAAATGGTATCTTACCTCTAACAGGATGCTGAATCATACAATACTTCTTCATAAAGTGAATCGGGTCTACCGCACACTTTTTGTATTCTTCTGCTACTATCTCTTTTAGAGATTTCTTTTGTGTTATACCAGTACTCATATTAATCGATAGGTGGTTTAACTAAATCGTAACTTTTATCTTTTAGTTTATCCCACGCTTCGTTTCTTAGTTTGGTTGCCTGTTGGATTTCTTCTTTAAAATTTGTAATATCCGTTAGTATCTCAGCTTTAAGTTCATCTACGTTTCGCTCCATACTCCATTTTTCAATCGTACCATCTTCTTGAACCATGTCATACGTTTGTTTGGCATCGTTATAAGCCTGTTGGAATTGAGCTACTACATCCTTACCATATGCAATCATATTATTGTATATTTTATAATCTTCATATGCTTCCCACAAACCATCATATTTAATTTGAGCTTCTCTTTTTGCTAAACAAGTTATACAATATCCAGTTTTAGATATTAATTTTTTATCTACTCTACCTAATTTAATTGTGTTACAATCATCTGCTTTACAACTGTTTAACTTATCTAAGTAAGCTCTTGTTTCAGCCATAATATCACCCAATTCCGAAAATTCTATTCTACCACCTTCGGTTTGTTCCCAAGATTTGCCATTTTCATCTGTCCATTTTTCACCAACCTTACGTTTTATAATTTCTTTATCTGCTCCTGAAAATGATATTTGTGTGTTTTTTTCGTACTCACCACCACTCAATACCATATTTACCAACTTTCTACGAGTTGGATGCATAAACTTTTTATTGAATTCCTTTGCCATATTACTTACGATATATTTGTATATATAAGTATATCAAAATCAAGAAAACAATTAACTATCGAAAAATATTCCTAAAATTTGGTTAAGCGGTGCGAATGCACCTGTTAGTTTGTAGGTGTTACCATTATATACAAATACAATACCTTCGTTTGGTACAATTTTATCAAATCCACCTAATGCGTTTAAACGTTGTAGTTCTAATTTAAGTTTTTCAATCTTTTTAGGGTCACCACTTGCTTTTACTTGTTGAATCGTAGATTCCAAACGTGCTACCATTTGTCTTTTTGCTGATTCTGGATTTGCCGTAAGTACCGAGCTCATAAATGATAATACATCGGCACCAACTCCTAAGAATATCTCCTCAAATCTCATTAGGTTTTGTTTTGATATCTTTTGTTGGTCTTGTTTATCAGTTTGCTCAGCCCAATCTTTTAATTTAGGGTCTTGTATTGTTGCTATTCTGAATGATTTATCACCGAATGCCCATCTCTTTACTAATCCTATTTTTTCTTGTGCATCTAATTTCTTTCCACCTTTTTCTACAAACTTACTCCACCAAGCCTGATGGTATTCTCCCACACCATCATTATCAGATAGTCCAAACTCCGATTGTAATTTAGAAATCATTCCTAAATACTTTCCTTGTAATTTGGCTAGTTGTTCTGATTTAGGTAACTTAGTCATTGGTGGTCCTTGTATTGTGTACTTAGATTGTACATGCGCATTTACTTGCTTAATCATACCACCTAATATAGATGCTGCTTGTTGGTTCTCACCTACAATAGTACCAGCATCATCATATTCAAATGTACCATGAAATACTAATAGGGGTTGGTTGTAAGGGATTACGTTTACGGATGTTGGATATATTACTTCCAAATTCATAAAACATGCACCATCCTTAAAAATCTTCTTTCTTTGTGGTTCGGATAAAGCTGCTATTGCTTTTGATAAATCTTGCATAGCGAAGTTGTAAGCATCAGTTAATCCACCTCTACCAGCAAACTTATCTGCTACTTGCCCTATTGTCATAGCACCTTCACCTTTATTCTTTAGATGTGATTTGTTACGAGCTGCTACTAATCTACCATTTACCCAACTAATTGCCAATGCCTGACCATCAGTTTTTTCTCTAGCTAATTCCAAATCACCATTCAGTGCTTTAGTTACGATATTTTTAAGGTCACCAAAAGTAAGATTCATTTGAATATCAAATGGATGATTCATGTGACCATAAGCCCCACCTTCTAATAATAAAGATTCGTTTACTGATTTGCGATTGATATCTCTTTTTTGTAAAACTAAAGTGTTTATTTGTGAAAATATATCTGCAATATCTTTATTTAATTTTTTTTCATCTGCACTCATTGGAGATTCGATATCAACATTAGAGTAAAGTTTTTTCTTTTTTGCAATTAATACATCTGCTTTTTTAAGTAAATCAGATTTCACTTTATCCAAATCTTTTAGGATTTCAGATGAAGTTGCTTCTTTTACAGGTGTGTATTCATCGCCATTATCACCATCCAATTTAGATTTTAACTTCTTTACATCTTTTGGGTCTGGTGCTCCATTAATATATCCACCAGGTAAAGATAATCCCACACCAGCTCCACCACCTAATCCCATTTCACTCATTATGCTTTCTTCAAACTCATCCATAATTTCATTGATATCTTCTTTCGAAATTATAGTATCCTTTTGATTATCAGGTAATTCCCAAAATCTTTTAGGTTTTTCATCAGGATTTTCTCTATAAGCATCTTCCCAATCTTCTACCTTAAATGGGTCATCCGCTGGATTTAATGTACTTTGTGTTACATTCTTTAATTTATAGTATGCTTTTCTGAATTGAGTTTCTGTATCTTTTGATTTTCCTCTACCCCTCATAGCGTCTGCTTTAGGAGTATCCATTTGAGTATATCCACCTTGCTTATACCAATTTTCAGGCTTAGCTGTGTTTAATATTCTAGGTTGTCCATCTGCTACAAATGATGTATCAGGCTCATCCTGTCCGCCAAATCCACTATTAGATGCTGTTTCTTTTAATTGCTCTTTTTTAGGGATTCTAAATGTTACTGCTTTTTTACCATTAATTGTTGGCATTCCCCATTCATCTTTACCAATTGATTTAACAACAACTTTTTTATTTTTAAACTTACCCATTAACAAAGTATCACCAATATTTACGTTTAGTTTAATTTCTTCGTTAATACATTCTTTTAATCCCTTTAACTTAAGAGTAATTAATTTGAATATTTGGTCATCGAATTTTGGATATGCTTTTGTAAAGTTTTTCTTTCGTTCCGCTTCACTACCACTACTTAACCAATAACGCACATCAGTTCCACTAATAGCGTTTGGTTGTGCTGGTGAAGCGTACACATATCCTTTATCTAAATACCCTTGCTCTACTTTACCTTTATATGGTGTAAAATATTTACCACTTAAACGTGAAGAATCTTTTTCACCTACCACAGTTATAAAACCAGTAGTATCTGAATCAAATTTATTAAGTATTTCTTGTGGAGCGTATGGATTTTTTATGTTGAAAATTTTGTTTGATGGAATACCAAACATCTTCATCATTATTGCTTTCTTTTCCTTAAAATTAAATGGAGATTTTTTTGAATCGGTAACATTAGAAGTTCCGATATATACGTTATCTTTTCCGAATTTGCGTATTAAGTTTTCATAAGTTGCGTAATGACCCTTATGAAATGGTTGAAAGCGGCCTGAATAGACAACCACCACATCGTCTATCCCAGCCGCTTCTCCCAATATTGTTTCTACTAAAAAATTTGACAATCCCTTCATATCATATAAATATTGGAGATTATTGTTTTAGTAATTATTTACCAGCTCTCATTTCTTGAGCTTCTTTTTGTTGTTGCTCAGCAAGTTGCTTTCTACTTAAAGAACCAGGTTGATATTGAAGATATCCTTCTTGTAAATTGATTCTAGCTTGCGGATATTTATCATCTAACGATTCTAAAGTTGCTTTTAATTCCGCTGATACTAACATAAACTCATCTTCTGATTTTTCTAAAACCTTATCCAATTCAGCTAGTTCTTCATTTAATTCTTTTTTTCTAATGTAAATGCTACCAAAATCAGTAATTAGCATACTTTGAGTTTTGTTCAAGTCTGAAATTGTTTTTAGTACACTTTCTTCAATTTTTACCGTTTCGATTTCAATTGATTGCTTTTGTGGAATTTTATCTAATTCTGCCATAAATTTTTGTTTTTTTATTTGTTTGTATATATAAGTATATTATTTTTTAGTTTTAAACACAGAAACTCCTTTTTCTTTTACAACTTCACCAGCACAATGATTTGCCCATTCAATTGATTCTTCTATGTTTTCGGAATCTAAGTATTTAGATATAAATCCAGCTACAAATGTATCACCAGCACCACTAACATCAGCGGTATCTACGGATTGTACTTTAAATGTTTGTGTTTTGTACATAGCACCACCCCTATCTAATGTACATATAATTTTGTCAAATAACCAATCATTTTCTTTTATAACTCCAAAGTTGTTTTGAAATTCTTGTCTATTTACTTTGATAAATGTAATATCCTTACACCAATCTCCAAGCCTTTTCTTTGTATCCAAAATAACCAAGCTATGCAATGATGCTATTGTATTGATATCTTCTTCTTTTAAAAATCCCTTACAATAATCCGATATAACTACTGCATCGTATTTTAGCAAATCAGGCAAGTCGTAAATATCTATTCTATTAGTTGTATCATTCTCATCAACTCGTAAATACAGTTCGTTTGTATCTTTATTTACATACCTTGTTTTAGTAATCATTCCTTTATCAAAATATGTATCAACATCCAAACCCATTGCCATCAGGTTATTAGCAGTGTTACCGGCCATACCCAATCCATATGTTTCACTAATTGGAACAAAAACAGGTCCATTTCCTTCTGGAGATTTTCTTTTAGATACTCCGTATTTAAAAATATCCGTACATACTTCTCCAATAACTAAAACTTTATTTTCCATCATTCAATATCTTAGTTGTACTTACACCTTCTATCTTTTTAAAAAATTCAATATGAGGTATGTATTCTACTCCAATTATTTCTTCATGTTTATAATCATCACCAATTACCATAATATCAGGCTTCCATTCATATATTCTGTTAATAAGTTCATCATCCGTATCGAAAGATACAACAGAATCAACATAACGAATAGATGTGATAAAATCCATCCTATCAGATAAGCTGTTAAATGGTCTTGTTTCCCCTTTCTTTTCACTAACTCTTTTATCCGTGTCCAATCCCACTCTAACAACTCCGAATGATGAAGCATGTTCAAGCAAACGTATATGCCCAATATGTACAATATCAAAAGTACCATTTACCCAAACTTTTTTCATTATAAGAACTTTTCTAATTCTTTTATAACCATTTCTGATGTTATAGTTTTAGTACATTCGAATTGTCTTTCAGTTCCTTTATGGTCAGGACACCAGTTCCAATCACCAGCATCTAATTTAACTCTATTAAAACATCCTTCGCATTTTCCCTCAGGCGCGCCAATCCTAACACAATCTTCCATCTCCGCCCATTTGTATGAGAATCCACTTATAATAACAGTAGGTACATCCAATGCCCAACTCAACCAACTCAATCCACTACCAATACCAATAAATGCTTTTGATTTTTTCATTTCATCCATTACCAATTCAATTGGTCCGTTTGGATGTTGAATTATTCCTGTTGGTAATTTATTACCCATATAGTTATCACCTTCTTTGGAAAGTAATCTAACTTTATAACCTCTATTATTTAACCAATCTACCACATCCTGCCAACCAGTTGGATTATTCCAAAATTTAGATTGAGCAGTACCATATGTTGCGATACAAACCTGCTTTAAATCATTATCAATAGCTACTGTTCTTTTTTTAACCTTAGGTCTAATTTCTTCAAAATCCAATCCTAATATATCAGATGCCATTCTTTGCATAGTAACTGATTTTGGGTCTTTTGGATTTTTGAATAAATTAACAGAACCATTTTCATTATAAAACAATCCAACACAATACATACCATAGATATCAGTAACAGCAACGCCAGGTGTAACAAATTCAATATCAGGATATCTAGTACTAAACATATCATTCATAAAGGTAGATACTATTACTTGTGCTTTATGTTTTTTTCTAAATTCTTCAACGTAAGGAATCCATGCTAAACTATCCCCCAAAGCTTTAGAATCCATTGCTATGTATATTCTTTTATTTTCAGCATTGTAAACTGTTTCATACCATAATTTTCCGTTTTCGTAAATTACAATTTTCCACTCAATAAAATATTCAATACTACATCTACACCAACAATTGTTTTTTATTGTATTGGTATAACATATTTCTCCTGTTTTATTATTTATGAACTCAATTTTATAATCGGCTTCTTTAGGTCCTTTTACTTCAACAAAAGGTCCATTTATAAAATGATAAGAAACCTGATTTTGAATTTCTCTTACATTATTTTTTATTTTAACTAAATTATCGTATATCATTAACTCCAAGTTTTAATTGTTTCATCTATTAAAGAATACCCTTCGGCCTGCTTACAATAAACTTTATTTGTGGTATATCTTAATTTTGGTTCTTTATAAAATACATCAGTCAACCAAATATCAAATCCTTCCCAAGGGGTATCATTAAATCTATCAACCCACCATTGTTTAGTTTTATTTGGAATTAAATATGCGTGTGCTAAATCCTGATTTGCTGCTGTCTTTGAAAAATACTCATCAATTCTTTCTTTATTCATTGAACTATTATTAGCAAGTCCCATATAATATACATCATCTCTTTCGGATAAAAAACATGCTCTATTTACAATCTCAACAAATTCTTCCAATCCAGTATAGATAAATGCATCAGCTTCAAATATTAAAGTATAATCATAGTTATCATCCATTGTTTCCAATGCTTTTCTATGTGCACTAAAACAACCATAATGTCTGCCTGTTAAAGGTCCTAAACCATTTCCAAAGTTTCCAGGTTTATCTGAAATATGTTCCGCTCTTTTACAAAATTCAGATGGTGGTAATCCTTCGTATGGTTTATTCACCATTGGCAAGTAATCTATACCATACTTTGCCAATTGCTTTATAGATGCCATGCTAACTCTTTCTCTAACATCTTCAGGTTTAGTCAATAAATGTCTAACTTGAATTTTTGGTTTTTTACGAATGAATGAACGGAATCCTTTTTCAAATTGTTTATAAAAATATTCATCTGCAGCTTGAGTAACTCCGTGAAACACACCATAATCATCTCCACTAACAATACCTCCAGGTTTTACTTTATTATACCAAGCTTTTAAATCTTCCATTAGAGCATCGTATGAATGACCAGCATCTAACATAAGATAATCAATACTTCCATTTGCGAATTGATTTGATGCATTCTTAGATGTATCTTTAATCATATTAATATGACCGTAGTTATCAGATAGAATTGAATTATCAACAAATTCGTAAAATATATCTCCCGCAAAAGAACCTACAATTTCCTGATGGATATCTTCATCATCCGTACCTTTCCAAGTATCAACAGTTGTAAATTGAATATTCTTTTTAGATTCTCTAATTTGTTGTGCCATATAGTTTGTTGATTTACCAAACCAAGCACCCACTTCAACAAATACATCATCATTACCAGCTGCTTTAACTACATCAGTATAAAGGTCTTGATATGCAAACCAACCTGGTATTTCATTAAATTCAGGTTTCAGTTTATCTAAAATATATCGTTTGGTTAATTTCAAATCAGCATTGATATATTGTACCAATGGATTATTATCATATGTGTCCAAATATGTATGTAACTTTCTAAACAAAGAAGGCATCTTAAATGAAAGTGCTTCCTTAACGGAAAGTGGATTCAATTCCAATGTTGATGAAAAATAAAAAAGGTCACATGCTGCATAAAATGTATCAACATCATCTCGTTCACCCCATATTACACAATTGTCAGGTTTATGTTTCATCAATGGTAACCAATAATGTTCATAGTTCATAGCCTGATTTCCTACAAAATGAAATTTAATTTTATATTTTTCTAATTGTCTTGCTATTGAAAATATTTCGGCTTGATTTTTGCCAGGTGAAAATAAACCAACATTCAATACATGCTTATAAGTTGGGTCTAATCCCAACAATTCCATAGATTGTTTTTTATCAAACGTATAATCTTCTATTGGATATTCCCATAATGTAGTTTCAATACCAGTATCTTCAAATCTTCTTCTACTCCATTCGGATACTAAAACATATCTATCTGGATGATATACTATATCAGCTGGGTTTGTAAAAGAACCATGTGTTGTTGCTAAAATAAAATAAGTTCTATCCTCTCTGAATATTTTATCCAAAACAAAAGTAGGTAAATCAAATTGTGGAATCTCCTGAAAATGTATAATATCCGGATTAAATTGTTCTATCACTTTCAATACTTCAGATTTATCATCACCTAAAGTATGTACTACTGCTAAAGATTTTATTCTATTTTTTTGTACTACAAAAGCAGTACCTCCACTATTATTTAATTCTACAACTTCAATATCAAAATCTTTGATGAAGTGTTTTACTTGCTTATATGTGTATTGAGGTTGTCCACCAGTAGATAAATGCGGACATATGTAAAGTAACCTTTTACGTGTTTTTTCCATTAGACAATATTAATGTAACAAATATACGAAATTTTTCTGAGACTACCAAATTTATTCTGCGATAGTTACAGTACCTTCAACCAAATCAATTTCTCCATTTGGATAAATCTTTTCCAATTCAGCAAGATATTCGGTATATTGTTTATTTAGTTCATCAAATTCTCCTTCGAATTTAGAAATCAAAGTATTGATTCTAGATAATTCTAAAGTCAAATCTCTAACTCTTAAATGACCTTCTCCGATATTTAAAACAGATTCACTTATCTTATTTTGTAAATTTGTAAGCTTTTCTATTTGCTCATCTGTCAATTTTTGTACCATATTATTTTATTTTAAATTTATTTTCTCTTACCCAAACAATTGCTATGTATTTTGTTTGAGTTTTTACAGGCAATCCAGCATGAAAGCTTTCTGGGTCTAATGTGCCATCTTCATTCATATTTCTCCAAATTAGCATTCTACCTTCTCTTGGAGTAACTTTTATTTTTTTATTTGGAAATTCCGTTTCACCACCAGTGTAATTATGATTTAAATAAATTAAAAATGAAAACGGTCTATTACCTGCTGTTCCCATAGAATCTTTATAATATTGCTCATTTGGATGAAAATAATCGTGGTGTGGTTTATACTCACCTCCAATATCATATTTTACAATGTGAATATTTTCTTGGTTTTCAACAGGTAATCCACTTTCTTTTGCAATAAAATTTATAATTTTTTCGGTAGTTGGTGTTGATTCATACAACCAACTATTATCAGCAGTACGATATCCATCTATTTTTGCCCCCAATGTGGTTGCTTTTTGCATTTGCTTAGTACCCATATCTATGAGTTCCAAACATTCTTCTTTTGTTAGAAAATTATCAATTATCTTAATCATAACATATTAATTTGGTGTATATATAAATATATAACTTTTGGATTAAACAATAAAAAATCACATTTTTATTTTATAAACAAGATCCACAATTAACTCCAGTTGTAGCAGGAACAAATAATGTATAATTTGCAGGGCCAGGATAAGCTCCCAATCCAACTACAGACCATATATCCCCACTATATGATACACAACCAGGATTACTTCCTGCAATTGCTTCATAAGTATATTGAGCTCCCGTATATGCTCCCGCACCAGTACAAGGTTCATAATCCCAATATTCATATACAACAGGCGGTGGAGCTGCAGGTGGTGTTGGTGGGGCTGGACATGCACTACAATTCGTTCCTACATAGGTAGAACCATCACCCAAATCAATATCAAAAGAAGGACCAAATGTTTCTTCGGTTATTCTAACACAAACACCCGGTGTGTCGGTTTCAAATACGCTGAAAGCTACCTGGTCAACAGTAAACCTTAGAACCACAGGAGTTGCACTAAAACAATATTCACCACTATAATAGAAATAAGATGATGCTGCTGGAGTTGGTGCTGCTGGCGCCGGAGTTGGTGCTGCTGGAGCTGGGGTTGGTGCTGCTGGCGCCGGAGTTGGTGCTGCCGGTGCTGGTGTTGGAGCTGCAGGTGCCGGAGTTGGTGCCGGTGTTGGGGTTGGTGCCGGAGTTGGGGCGCCCGTTACACTTATATCTTGATAAACTGATGCACATGTCCCAGTACCTTTTACTCTAACAGAAGTTGTACCATCAGGTACACTTAATGCATATCCACTTACCAATGTTGCTTTAGCAACACCACTAGCTACCGCAGTTGCATAACTATCGTAATTGGAAAAAATATCTAATGTAGATACCGTTGCTCCAAATGTTCCTGCTGCGTATGTTATGTTTACCCAAAATGCCATTGTATATAATTATTATTTTTTTCTATTTTATTATTAATTTATGGAGTGGGACAAGGGGAACATCCTTCAGGACATGTTTCACCGAAATATTCTGCACAACCAGCTCCACAATCACACCATACACTAAATCCTGCTTCAGGTGATGGTGTTGGTGTTGGTGCTTCAGGTGTTGGTGTTGGAGCCGGTGTTGGTGCTGGTGCAGGTGTTGGTGATGGACTTCCAGCATAACATACTGCTCCACCACTCAATACTCCGGATGTAGAATACCAAACACTACCACCTATAGCGTAATATCCATCCGTAGGAGTTCCAGTTCCATTGGAGTTATTATATATTGAAATACCATTTGAGGTAGGGTCATTATTCTGATTGTATTTCACAACATAATCAGCAATTTCCCAATTTGTACAAGCTATATCAGGATCAGCACCATGGAATCCGTAATTCAATGCATTCAATACTGGTGCTGCCGGTGCTGGCGTTGGAGCCGGCGTTGGTGTTGGTGTTGGTGGTGGTGCTGCTGGCGCTGGAGTTGGAGCAGGAGTTGGTGCCGGCGTTGGTGCCGAAATTGGTGGTTCACCAGGAGGTATTTCTTCTGATTGAGGTGGTGGTGCTGTTGGTGTTGATATTGGTGATGGTGTTGGTGCCGGTGTTGGTGCTGTTGGCGGACCAAAGCAATAGGGCTGACATTCCATTAGGTCTGCGTATATTCCCAAACCAGGTCCAATATATGTACATGTACCATCAACACAATCCCAATCTAAAGAAGATGCAGGTGGTGGTGCTGCAGGTGTTGGTGTTGGTGCTGCAGGTGTTGGAGTTGGTGCTGCCGGAGTTGGAGTTGGTGCTGCTGGCGCCGGAGTTGGTGCTGCAGGTGCCGTTACTTGTGATGCCGTACCACCACTTATTGTACAATCCGCACAATCAACAACAACGTTTCCTAAACTTCTACTACCATATGAATCATACAATACAACTGCATATGTACCATTTGCTAAACTAGCTGGTCCATTTCCAGCTCCAACAGTATAAGAACCAGCTCCATTAAGAGTAAAGTAATATCCAGTACCAGTACCACCAGCTACACTCGTCACATCGATTCTAGCATTTGTTGCTGTGAAATCGATACAAGTAAATCCAGCCGTACCAGTTGGTGCTTCATAACATGCAATTGTTTCAGTAGAAAGTACACTAACGTTTCCAATACTATCATATAATCTAACAATATATGAACCATCTGCTAATCCAGTTGCACCAGTTGCTCCAGTTGAATATGAACCAGCTCCATTTAATGTGAAGTAGTATCCTGTTCCAGTTCCACCAGCTGGCGATGTTACTGTAATCTTACCACCTGCGTTATTTGTAGATGTACATACCTTTGCAACAGTTCCACTTGGTGCAATATAACATGCTAATGTTTGTGATGTTAATGCTGCAGAATTTCCACCATCATCATATAAATTCACAGAGTATGTACCATCTGCTAAGCTATCCACATTTGTTGCAGCTGCTCCAGCTATTCCATAACTACCTGCTCCATTTAATGTAAAATAATAAACACCAGTACCACCAGAAGGAGTTACCGTTATTCTACCATTTTGTCCACCATTATCTAAACAAGATTGTGCTGATGTACCACTTAAAGCAGGTAAAGATGAATTACAAGAAGTACAAGTTAGATAAGCACTTATTACAGAAATACTCGTCCCATCTACTAATGAACCTGTTGTATCTTGTTCAACTATTGTATAACAATATCCAGATGGGTATGGAGACCCAAATCGTATTGCCATATTATTTGAATAATTACCAAACGGAGAAACAGATAGGTATTTATATCCACCTGTACCATTGCATCTAATTACTTTTAATCTTTGTGGTGCACTTGATGGAGGTGTGTATGGTGGTGGTGGTGGAGTTGGGCCGGGAGTTGGGGGTGGGGATGGTGGTAATTGACTATAAACTCTCCATCTACGAGATTCAACTCCATCTATTATTGTAAAAGTACCTAAATCCTGCACTTCTGCTTCGTTTGGATATGTCAATGAGCTTATCCTACCTACAAAATCAATACCACCACCTCTAATAGTGACATTAATTTGAGGTCCAGTATTACCAGCCGGTTGTACCCATCCTACGTTTCCTTCTCTAGCCATTTAATTTTAAATATTACTTTATTAAATTTTTGAACTACTAATATATGCTTCTAAATTTTCTACCTTTTCCATTAAAGTTTGAACGGCTTTTGTTAAAAGTACAGTCAATCTATCATAGTGTACACTTCTTGGTATAGGAGTTTCTTCTTGTTCATAATTTAAAAATTTTCTTAATTCAGGATGTTCATCCAAATCTTCTGCTAAAAATCCTGGCATTTTTCCCATATATTCTCTTGGGTTTTCAAAAGAAAAAGTATTGGAATAATCATAAGAACCAGAACCTTCCATATTTTCACCATCTTTTGGTACAAATAGAATTGGTTTTAATTTTTTTATAGAATCATATGCACTTGATGGATATTCTTCTATTTCTGTCTTATATCTTCTAGTAGAACTATCGTATGTAAGTCTGTATCCGGTAATTCCTAAAGCAGTTTGATTTGGTCTCAAACGGCCGGCATCACCACCAATAGGATTATAAGCTGGAGGGTCTTGTAGAATTAAAATGGATTTATTTCCATCAGTTCCCATTCGTATTCCATCAGTTATGTAATCCGTACCAATCCATCCTAAATTTACACGTATATTGTTTCCTAAACCAGAACAATAGATATCACCATCATCAACTTGAATTGCTCTAACATCTGTACCAGTGGCTGTGTTTGCAATTCTTATCCCCGGTGTAAGTGCACCACCATTTGTTTTAATATCTACAATTGGAGCAGTTGTAGTTCTTTTAATTGAAGCGTAGTTGTTAGTATCGCTCAATACAATCATTCCATCTCTACCAATTTCTGTTTGGTCCAATGAAAGTGTGGGTACTATTGAGTCGGGAGTTATCTGTCCATAAACATTTAGTACCGACCCATAGGGAACGAATCCATATAAGTATGTTACGGTATGAAAATAATAAGTACCAGCAGTTGGAAATGTTACTACAAATGTAGATGAATTATTACTGGTAGATACTGATTCGTTTGGTCCATTCACATACGCACCATATGCTAGGTTGTAATGTAAAAAATTTGTACCACTACGAGTTGGGTTTGTCCAACCTTCTATCGTCACACTAACTGATGCATATCCGCTAGTAAAATTACTATCAGTTATTATCCCTATCGCATCACTTCCGAAGCTCGGAGTTGTTATTGTATATGTACCAGGTGTTGTAACGACAACCCCAACAGTATCAAGTGTCTCATGGTCAAAATCAATTCCACCACCATAAACTGTGTAAGGACTAAAGTAAGTACCAAAATCATACGAGTCTTGTGCTTGGACAGTTACAGAAGTTGCTAATGCTGGGACTGTAATTAAACCTTGCTTAATAAATACCCTAGGTACATTACCAGCATCCGAAATCTTAATTTGTTTATTACCTGCATCTAAAACAATTTGCCCACTATTATGTTGGAAATTTCCGTCCAAAACTTCCCAATCACCAATTTTAGATGTAAAATTATCATCGGTTTCAATTTTTCCTCTAATTGTTAAAGTGGAGTTATCCCATCGCAAATATGGAGGTTTTTGACCCACTGGATAATGTACATCTTCTGGGTTGTGTCCTAATCTAAACTGTCCATCGGTTTGCATAAAAAATCCCGGTAGAGAACCAGTTAATAGTGAGGTTGCATTAGCACTTCTGATATATCCTCCAGTTCCGGCAGTTCCTTCAACTCCCATAACCAAACCACGAGTAATGGTTGCATCTTGCGCCAATAATATATCAGTTGCCACCGAACTGAATTGTGCTCCAAATGATTCCCAATATACTGAACTTGGTGCTGTTGGTAATTGGTTTGTTGAGTTTAATTTAGCTACATAAAAATTGCCCAAATATTTAACTACATCTCTCCTAACACCAGTTTGGAATATATAAGCAATTGCAGAATTCCATTCACCTCTATATACAACACCCGGTCCAGTTGCACCATTACTTCCGGATTGTATGTAACTTCCCCAAGGACCTGCGCCAGGATAACCAGTAGTTGCATTTGATGAATTTGTAGATACATGAGAAAATGGTGATGTGCATATCCAACTTGAACCACTATAAGATGCTATATCATTATTGTAATATTCAGTAGCACTTGCCCATGCACCTCTTAACATTGGTTCATTTACACCTGGCGTAGTTTGTCTTACACCACCAACTATATATAAATTACTACCATCCCATTTAAGAGCTTTACTACCATCATTATTTCTAATTGAAAATCTTCCGGTAGTTCCGTTTGGTACTGGGTTTTCGTATATACCTAAGAAAATACCAGGTTTATCATAACCAATAACGCCTGTTGTTACCTGGTCACCACTCAATCCAATAGTACCACTTTGTCCCATAGCCATATATGGGTCATTACGTCCTCCAGCTAATACAATATTTGCAAATGCACCTGTTGTATCTTTTGTACCAATGTTTAAAGTATTTTTAATATAAGATTCTTCAAATATTGCAATCTTAGCTGCTACAAAAAATTCTTCATCTCCCAAATACTGCCAATAAGCAGTATCAGTTTCTAAACCACTTGGTTGTTGTGCACCTACCGTAGCAGGTCCACTTCCACTTACAGCTGCATAATATCTTAAAGTAGATGAATATGGGTTATAGTTTACAGCATCCCTTCTTTTATTTGTTGTTTCAACTGCACCTATATAATCAATTGAACCAGTCCAAGGACCTCTAAATACAATACCAGGACCAACTTGCCCCTCATAACTCAATGATATAGATTGTGTTTTGTATAATTTTCCCAAACCTTCACAATCTACTTCATATACAATAAATCCAGTTGAGTAGGTTTCAGGATATGACCAATCCGTAATATTTGCTAAAGTTGCTACATTATTAACAATAGGAACGTAATCACCTGGAAGTAAATTACCAGCCAATGTTAAATGAGATGACTTTGAATATACTTTTACTGTGTATTGATTTTTGTATCCGGTTGTTCCAAATATTGTTGTTTGTGGTGAACTAAAAGATGTACTACCCGTCAATACATTATTTCCTCTAGTTGCTGATATAGTTGTACCAGTTCCATTAAATGTAATTTGTCCAGATACTTTATATGTTATACTAGATGCCTCATTACTTAAAAATGCGTTATATGAACCAACACCTTCAATTTGAACATTGATTGATTGAGTCATAAACTGAGTTGCTCTAGCTCCTTCAAAATCTACTTTATAAACAACTTGTGCCGATGTATTTACACCCGGAGTTGTCCATCCAGTTATATTTGCTATTGTTGCTGGATTTCCAGTTAATCTATTTGCAGCTGCAAGTGTTATATATGGTGATTTGGAATGTATTGATGCTGAATAATATCCCAAATAACCAATGTTTTCATATTTTATATTTTGAACCATTGTACCAGCACCATATGTACTTCCTGTTATGTGAATTAAATCAACCCCTGATTTAAATGCTTTTACATCAGTACCTGTACCAGTAAAGGTTACATCCCATATATTAGCTTGTATTGAACAATTATCATTTGTGAGTTTGGAAGTAAATGAATCCGCACCATCCTTAACACCAAATATAGTAACTTCATCTATTGCTCTAACAATATCACCATTTCCATCTCTCATCTCAACTCTCCAAACAGCAGATTCACCAGGAGATGTTGCTTCATCAGGATATATTGTAAGTTTATTACCTTCCGCTGAGTATGGTGCTATTGCCGAATATGCTCCATATGTTAATGTATCAGGATCATATTTAAAAAACTGATAACGTGTCTCATCAATAGATGATGAAAAGTTAATAGGTGTTGCTTCAAAATTTATACTATCACTTGGTGTTATCAATACACCATCTTTATCAAATGTAACTGTGTTGGTTGATACTGCTAATTTAACAGTTCTTGCTTTTATTGCATCACTATTTTTTGTAAAACTTTGCGTTGTGAATAAATCAACCGAACCAGTACGATGACCTGGTAACAATGAATATGGATATGCTTTAATTGAATAAAATGCACTAGCCGATATAGCAGGCGGTAAGAAGTTAGTAAATGATACCGCGCCAATTGGAGTTGATACTCCAGCGGCAGGTAACACTAATGATTGTGTTTGTATATTACTACCACTTATAGATTGAAAATACCAAGTACCTCTTTGTTGCGATTGCGTATAAATTAAATTTTCAGCTCCTTCTTTTAAAACAATTGATGTATTTGATGGAGCATAACTTTTAACAAATCCGGTTTCAGTTGCTTGTAATATTACATTACCAGGTTCTAATAAAATTTCTATTGGTGGTGCACCATCAACCGCTTTAGTAAAGTTTTGTACTAAACTTTGAGTGTACTTAGAAGATGTGTAATATGGATGGATTAATAAATCATAAGTTAAACTTGCACTTAACTCAGTCATATTATTTGCACCACTCATAATTAATGATGCCGTATAGGTTTTATCAAGTAGAACAGAACCAGTCAATATCATTGATTGTGTTACGTGATTTAACCAAAACGTACCAGCTTCTTTACTTGCTGTAAATGACAAATACTTTGCACCTTGTTTTAATTTTATTTCAGTATTAGCTGGTGTGTATGTTGATATGATACCTTTCGCATTTGCATTTAATGTTACATTAGCAGGTACTATTTCAAATACAATACTTTCATCACCCGGCTTACCTTCGGGTACAATAGTAAAAGTTTTATCAACACTAATTTGTGTTAATGTATATGGTTCTGTATATGTGAACGTTGTTGTTAATACTTTACTTTGTGATAATGGCAATCCAACAAATTGGTTAAACGCTGTTGATTTAATTTCTCTACCAAGCTCATCAACTGCTACAATTGAAATATCAGGATTCCAAGTATTACTTTTTGTTACATAATACATCCAATATTCAGGAACAAAATCCTTATTGATTGACATCGATGGATATACTTCAATTGATGAAGATATTGGTGCTTCATTTGTACCCCTTAAATAAAAAGATGCGGTTACGGAGGCCGATGTTGGTCTAAACTGAAATTCATCTCTATACTTTATAGTAAAAGTATCTGCATTATATGTTATAACAGGCGTATCTAAACCATCTTGTAAATCTTCTAAATTTATAGATGCTAATACCGATTGAGATACATTATATGCAAAATCGGATGCAGCTGATGCTGAATTTATAAGATATACAATTCTTCTCTTATCTATTGAATCTCTATTAAAGATTGCATTGTAGTTAATTTCCTTTGTACCCAATTCACCGGCAGATAACCCATTTACATAACCACTATTTGCGGCATATTCTAAGTTTACAAATTTTTCAGTATCACCAGAACTACTTAATATGTGTAGTTGTATCAGATTCCAATTTCTTTCAGGTCTAGAACCACTATATAATTCAATATCATTAATACCATCGATTCTAACTGCTTGAACCTCTAAACTTTGTGTACTACTATTTCTAATTTGAGTTCCTCTGTAAGGTCTAATAATATGATTAACCCCACCAAACCCATCCAATACTGCGGTGATTGTTACACTATCAGTTACACCTTCACACTCTCCCGTAAATGTTATTAATTGAACATCTATATCATCTCTACTACCTGTAAAATTTGCAACAGTTAAAAATGGAATACTTGGATTTGTAAAATCTAAAGTACCAGGAAAAACACCACCTACATATTGGGATGCAGATAAAACATTTCCAAAAAAATCTATTGAAGATGATGTAAAGTTTACAGAACCAGTTAATAAAGTTTTTTCAATATTAAAAGCTATAACTGTTGGTGGTACTGGTTGTGAACCGGAATCAAATTGAAAATATAATGATGATGGATTTAAATCTAACTTCTTTTCAATTCTTTGAATATTACCACCATCAAATGTTTTTGATAACTGATTCTCATCAATTGATATTGGTATTAAATTACCATTTACATCATAAAATTTGAAAAGATATTGAAAAGTTTCAGCTATTAAACTTCTTGGTACTGATTGTACGAATGTTACTTCGTTTGGTGAGAATGAACTTTCTTGTGATGATTTTAAACTAATATCCG